GTTTCCCAGTCACGATCTGTAAGGCCAACATTACTTCACACGACTGGGTAGCGACCAACGCCATACAACACCGCTGGACTATGGCGGACGAAACGAGAGACTGCTGATGTACAATTTAGGCGATAGAGTACGCTGTACTGGTACACTGGCAACCACAGCAGGCACGAACACAGATCCCACCACTGCCTATTTTTGGTTTCGCACGCCAGCGGGGGTAGTGACAACCTATCAGTATGGTGTAGATGCACAACTCATCAAGAGCGCAACCGGCATCTACTACGTGGATTTGGACGTAGACACAGCAGGTATTTGGTACTATGGTTTTTACTCAACTGGTACGGCTAAAGCTGGCGGGGCTGACGTGGCAATTACAGTTCTAGGCTCGGTGCGCAATGGAACGGCCTGACGTAGCACTGGTGATGATAGTTATCTGGCGTGTGGCTGAAAACGCAAAGTTAGCTGAAGGCGACAACCCGGTAACGATAGGGTGTGATGTGGCGCGTTGCAAATACCTTCCACCGCCACCTACCGGATTGACGACGTGGGCAGCGGGGAGCAGTTGCGCGGCGATACACCGTTGACGCCCGCCAGCAGCGTTGAAATCAGATTGACGCCAGCAGATAACGCCATTCTGAACGGCGGCAATGAGCAGCGCCGGGTGACAGTGGTCGCAACCTACGGCGTAGACGACCAGGTGACAGACGAATACGTGTATATGGTGGTGAATTTGCGAAAGGTGACGTAGAGCGTGGCGCTGACAGGCAAGCAAGCCGTTTTTGCTGAAGAGTACCTGCGCTGTTTTAACAAAACTGAGGCGGCACGGCGGGCCGGATACACCGGGAATAACGTGACTCTGGGGGCTATTGGGTATGAAAACTTCAAAAAACCTCAAATCCAAAAGTATATTCAGCTACGCCTGTCTGAAACGGCCATGTCTGCTGACGAGGTGCTGGCGCGGCTGGCGAGTCATGCCCGTGGTGACATAAGTGACTTTTGGGAAATATCAGAGGGTGGTCATCTTTCAGTCAACTTGGGCAGCAAGAAAGCCCAAAAAAGCCTTCATCTTATCAAGAAGCTGAAGACCAAAACCAAATCATATGTCCAGGGCGATGACGAGGCGGCGACATTGGTCACCGAGGTAGACATAGAATTTGAAATGTATGATGCGCAGTCTGCCCTGGCGCATATCGGCAAGCATCACAGGCTATTTGTTGATCGCACCGAAGTGAGTGGCAAAGACGGCGCTCCACTCGTGGATATAGACCGTCTTATCGAAAAAATTTATGGCAAGCCAAGCGGCGATTCTGGCACTACGTAATCTGGTATGGGGTGTGGGTTGCCCGCAGGATCAGATGGAAAATTTTTGGGGTGTGGGTTATGTGCCACAGCCCAAGCAGTTGGAGTTTCACGCAGGGGCGCGCCAGGCTGACGGCATGAACGGGCCAGACGAAATCGGTTTTGGCGGGGCGCGTGGCCCTGGAAAATCACATGCTATTCTTGCTCAACTTGCCCTGGATGATGCACGGAGAGTGCCAAATTTTAAGGGACTGTATCTGCGCAAAGTCGGCAAACAGGCTCGTGAGCAGTTTGATGACCTGCGCAGATCCGTACTTAGGCATGTGCCTAATGAGTTTAATCGTAATGAAGGGGTGGTTAAACTCTGGGAGGACAGCAGAATCTTTATTGGTCATTTCCAACACGAGAGCGACATCGATAACTACTTGGGCATTGAATATGATGCTATCGCGATTGAGGAGTGTACGGCGCTGACGTTGACCAAATACAGGGCGCTGCGCGACAGCAATCGTACCAGTAAAACGGGGTGGAGGCCACGGATCTACAATAGCACGAACCCTGGAAACATCGGCCACGCATGGTACAAGCAAAAGTTTATCGCACCGGCCAGGGCGAATGCGGAGAAGTACACTCGCTTCATCTTTGCCACGATTGACGATAATGTTTTTATAGACACTGGATACAAGCGCAAGCTTGAAGAGAACACCGGCTGGCGGCTTAGGGCCTATCGCTTTGGAGACTGGGACATCGCCGCTGGTCAGTTTTTCACCACATGGCGGCATGAGGCGATTGTAAAGCCAGCACCGGCGCATTTGCCCCACCACTGGATAAAATGGGCGGCACTGGATTACGGCTATACACACCCGACTGTGGCATATCTGTTCGCCAAAGACGACGATGGTAACGTGTATGTGGTGGATGAACACAGACAAGCCAAATGGCTGGTGCAACAACAAGCACCAGCTATTAAGGGGATGTTGGGACGGCATGGCGTGCGACCGGATGATCTTGTGGCTTTTGTGGCTGGGCATGATGCTTTTGCCCAGAAGGGGCAGAGCGATCGCACAATTGCCGAGCAGTATGTCGCCGAGGGCCTGCACTTGACCCGTGCGAACATTGACCGCATCAGCGGGGCGGCTGAGGTGATGCGGATGCTGGGAGATCCAACGAATGGTATAGCGCCCCGGCTGACCATTTTTGACCGTTGTACTCATCTAATTGAGTGTCTGCCCGCAATGGAGCATGACCCAAACCGGCCAGAGGATGTGCTGAAAGTAGATGTGGATGACGACGGGAATGGTGGGGATGATTGTTTTGTCGCCGGAACAATGGTCACGACGCGGTACGGCGATATACCGATAGAGTTGATTCGGCCTGGTGATATGGTGTTAACACGCATCGGATATAAGCCGGTTCGTGATATTTGGATCAGCGGCGGAGGACAGGCCAGATCAACAGTTGAGGTCACATTTTCCAACGGCGCAACCTTAGTTGGCACGCCAAACCACAGGGTATTTACTCCTGTAAATGGGTGGATGACTTTGGACTCTTTGCGATATGGTGTTATAATACTGCCATCGGAATCGAACGAATATTTCGGGAGGTCACAATGGCAGTTTCAGAGACAATTATCTTCAATGGGATTAAGTTTCGACGTTATCCAGAATCTAAAAAACGTGCTCATCAGGTCTATTACTGTCCTGGCGGAAATCATCGCAGGCGCGGCATCGGGTCATTGCACCAAGAGATTTGGAAATCTGTGTACGGAGAAATTCCGTCCGGCTATGCAATCCACCATGTTGACGAAAATCCCCTCAATAATGACATCTCCAACTTGGAAGCAAAGCCCAGTGCAAGGCACTCATCCGAACACAGCTCTGATCCAAAGCATCTTGATCGCCAGCGTAAACACATGGACACGATTCGACCGCTTGCTTCCGCTTGGCACGGCTCCGAAGAAGGGCGCGAGTGGCACAAGGAACATGCAAAGCATAGCATCGGCAATCGAAAGCCAACTACGTTTGTTTGCGAGCAGTGCAATAAGCAGTTTGAATCCATACATTACGCTGTTCGCTTTTGCTCCAATCTCTGCAAGGCAAGATGGCGACGTGCTAACCGAGTGGATGATGTTGAACGACACTGCAAGTTTTGCGGGAAGGCATTCCAGTGTAACAAGTTTGACCCAACGAAGCATTGCTCCCATGCGTGTGCTTGGGACACGAGACGGCGGAAATCATAAGACGTACGCGATTCACGTCGATGATCATCACGAATACTATGCAAATGGTGTGCTGGTCAGCAATTGCTACGACAGCGCCCGCTACGGGATTTTAGCAACGCCTGGCATTAACAGTTACGTGTGGAATTAATGGCAATCAATCCGGCTGAACTGGCTTTCCTTTCGTGGCAAAAAGAAGAAGAAGTTGCGCGCCAGAAAGCGGTAGTGCTTTGTCGGCATTTTTTCGATGGAGCGCAAGCAACAAAATTGACGGCGCGCCAGAAGGAGTTTTTGAATGTTGATGACGATCACGAATTCAATCTAAACATTTGCCGTGCCGTAGTCGATGCCATGACCGACCGTCTCCTAATCCAGGGCGTAACCAGCAATGAGGAAGGCGACGCCAAGCCGCTGGCGACCTGGGCCGATGATTTATTTGAAGCGAGTGGGCTAAACATCCTGCAGCACGGCACCCACGAGGGCGCTCTGCGGGATGGTGAATTCTTTGTGCTGTTGGACTGGGACGGTGAAAACATGCGCCCTCGGTTCACCCCCCCCGATCGTGACTGGGAAAC